AAAAGCCGATCGACTACTTCCGGCCGGCGCAGATGGAAGAGCTCCGGGAAGGGTGTGAAAGCCTCCGGGACCGGGCGATCGTGGAAGTGCTGCGGAGTACCGGAGCCAGGGTAGGAGAAGTCCCGCAGATCAATCGGGAGGACCTGGATTGGAATACGGGAGACATCTTGATCTTGAGTGAGAAGTCCGGGAAGTATCGGACCCTATATGTGGATGAGGTGGCCAGGTTCCACCTGAAACGATATCTGGACAGCCGGAAAGACAACGAAGAGGCCCTGTTTGTATGGGATAAGAGACCATACAGCCGTCTGGGGAAATCCGGGATCAGGGCAATACTGAAGGCCGTAGCGAACCGGGAAGCGATGGAGTGCCGGGTATATCCGCACAAGCTGCGGAAGACCCTGGGAATGAACCTGAAAAACCGTGGGGCTGACATTGGGGTCATCCAGGAGATCATGGGGCACGCAAACCCGACTGTGACAAGCCGGTATTACGCCCAGTCCACGCCGGAGACCCTGCGGGGAGTCAGACAGCGGACGGCGGCGTAGTTAATCGAATTAAGATTATTATATGGAGGTAAAGAATGTGAGTATGAAAGATTGGGCAGAAAGAGAAGTGGAAATTGCATGCAAGCGCGAGAACCCAGACAGAGAAGAAGGAGAGTGGGATTATGGATGTGCTTGTTACGAGAGCGCACTTAAAGCATACAAGAGCCTAGTTGAAGATGGCCACTCTGGTTTTAGTATTGGGTTGACGCAGCATATTCTGAATCGGCTTATCGATGGTAAACCACTGGTTCCGATTGAGGATACAGATGATGTCTGGAATGAGTGTGGGCGTTATTGGGATGATAAAGTAAAACATTATCAGTGTTCACGCATGGCCTCCTTATTCAAGGACGTATACCCTGATGGGACTGTGAAGTATTCCGATAACGATCGCGTGGTTATGGTTGAGATGGCAACCGATACGACCTGGCATAACGGATTAATTAATCAAATCGTTGAGGAGTTATTTCCTCTTACTATGCCATATATGCCTACTGACAAACCATACCGAGTATACTGCGAAGAGTGCCTTTCTGATCCGAAAAACGGAGATTATGATACCATTGCAGTCCATTATATTTTAAAGCCTGACGGCGAAAGAGTAGATGTGAACCGGTATTTCAAAGAAGGGAATAGTGTTTACAGGTGCTGGGATGAGATAGATCGTGCAGAATACGAAAAAAGAGAAGAAATGGATCGTAAAAGGTTGGAGACGAGTGGAGATAACTAAATTAGGATTTATTTAGGAGGCGCGAAGAGAATGAGTGAGATTAAGTTAGAGCCGTGTCCGCATTGCGGGAGTATCAATTTGGAATTTACAGACATGCATGATTTGGAAGAATGTGGAAATTTTGACACGGACTATTGTCCTTGTAATGAATATGACAGTACAGCGCATTGTGCATATACGAGTGTTGTTTGCACTGTGCAAAAAGGAGGATGTGGAGCTTCATCCGGATATTATTTAACAAAAGAAGAAGCAGCAGAAGCATGGAACAGGAGGACATCAAATGAGTGATGATTTAATCAGTCGGAAAACGGTGATTGAAGTTGTAGACAGGCACACAAGAGAAGACGGCACACTGGACGAAGACATTTCTGTTATTTTGGAAGAGGTCGAAACAGCCTTTGACAAGGAAAAGACGATTGACCAATTAAAGGAAGAAGGTTGCATTATCGATGACGAGGCTGGAAATAGAGCGGTTGAGATTATCGAAAAAGGCGGGCTAAACTGATATTTAGGAAGGAGATGAGAGCATGATAAGAAAGGTGGCCTGCACAGCTGCTGCGGTGATCATCATTGCGGTAATCGCCTGGGCGGCAGCTGACAGCATAGCCCCGGATCCAGAGCCGGAGCGAAGGGTCGAGGTAAGAGACCTGGTGATCAACACGCCGGAGACAGGGGACGCGATATTAATGACAGTGATGGATGATGGTGGAGAAGTGGTATACCAGTATGATGGAGAACTGGAGCTGTGGAAGGGCGCGGATGGGAAGTGTTACGCCATCATCCACATTGATCGGGGTGCTAAGCCAGAACAAACGAAGGGAGAATAGAGATGGGACTGATAGAGAAAAAGGAGAAAAAAAGTATCGAAGACATGGAGGAAACTCTTGTGCAGGTTATACCTTGTCTTGAGGCTTATGAGGATTCAGGTCTAACCGCTGACCAGGTCATGGATCTATCGGAAGCGGTAGAGAAACTTGAAAGATATTTTGGAGATAAAATTACGGTTAATCAGGTTGTAGATTTCTTCGTAGATTTTTATGTTGCGCAGGGTGATCCCGAGCGAACAGAAGAAGCGGAGTTGTTGACAAATGAAGACGTTACGAGATATAGAGAGCTGAAGGTGCGGGATACGGCGAAAACCCCCGTGGAGCTTGATGGGCCTTGGTATAAATGTCCAACCTGTGGGAAGTATGCCGGAGGACTGAAGGGAAATTTCTGCCACGTATGCGGGCAACGGTTAAAATGGGAGGACTGACATGCGGGAATTAGAGATTGTACGGGAAAAGATTCAGAGCAAATACAGAGTGGTAAAAACAGACGAAGATTTGGAATGGAACAGGGCAATAGATATGTGCACAAATATTATAAATGCGCACTTATCCCGTGAAAATGTCTCGAAAATCGCGAGATCGTCACGAGATAACGACGGATGGATTCCGGTTGATGAGCGGATGCCGGAAAAGAACGAGTATTTTGCGGATACGAGTAGCGACAGAGAATTCCCAAATGGATATTACAGACGCTTTGAAATCGCATACATGACGGACACTATTGGGTATACACACGGATATTATGACGGGCATAAATGGATGGACGAATGGTACGACATTATTAAAAATGTTGTCGCATGGAAAATTCACGAGCCATACCGCCCGGAAAGGACAAAACCATGACCGTGCAGGAGTTGATTAGCCGTCTTTTTGACAGGATCCAGTCCGGCGAACTGAAAGGTTCTGACCCGGTACCGGCGGACTTATTCGAGGATGATGTGCTGGAGAGATACGGAGTGGCAGAATACATAGCGAAGAAATACGGGATGGAAGGGGATGATCAGGATGGGAGATGACTGGAGCCCAGAAGGATATGCGCTGTGCGCTGCGAAGGTCGTGGTGCAGGCTGTGCAGGACTACCGGAGAGCACTGCGGCGGCTGTACCATCATCCGGGGGATCAGGCAGCGCAGTACGCAAAAGCTGAGTGCGAGCGGTTCTTCCGGCGGGATATGGGGATGTACTCCGATCTGGACGGAGAAGCTATCATCCGGGAGATCAAAGCCAGAGTAAGAAGGGAAGTGGGGAGAAGATGACAAGAGAGTTGCTGGGGAGGTATAAGCAGAACCGGAGGGAGCTGTCTCTGATCGATCGTCAGCTTGTACGCCTTGCAGGCCGCCTGGAAGAGGTCGAGACGGTGTCGGGGAAGGTGTCAAAGACATCTGATGACTGGCCCTACATAGAGGAGCACATGACTGTCCGAATGGCAGAGCCGAGAGCTGCCACGGCGATCAAGGACAAGATCCGGGAGAAGAAAGCCAGGAGGAAGAAGATCCAGAGGGAGATCTGGCAGGTGGAAAAGTTCATTAAGAGCCTCCCAGAAGGGATCGAGCGACAGATCATGGAGATGGTCTACCTGGAAGAAATGAGCCAGAGGGACGCTGCGGAGCTGACAGGATACACGCAGGGGAGGATCGCACAGATCATCAAACGGACCGTAAAAGATTAATCACATTAATATTTTAGATGTGTTATAGTTATCATGAAGAAGTTGGATGAGACGACGAAGGAGCCTCACTTTTATCTCTCTAAAGACATATATTTCCCATGCGAGAAGGACGCCAGAGCAGGCGTCTTTTTCGTTTGCAAGGAGGTGAGCCTGATGGCAAAAGGGAAATACGAATATTGGTTGACGCCAGAGGGCTTGCTGAAGATTGAGGGATGGGCCAGAGACGGGCTGACGGATGAGCAGATTGCCATTAATATTGGTATTGGATACTCTACATTACAAACATGGAAAAGCAAATATCAAGACATTCAAGACACCCTAAAAAGGGGAAAGGAAGTTGTTGATCGTCAGGTTGAAAATGCCTTGCTTAAACGGGCCCTTGGATACACATACGAAGAAATAACATACGAGGGTGGTGTAGAAACAAAGCGAGTGGTCAAGGAAGTCGTTCCGGATACTACAGCGCAGATCTTCTGGCTGAAAAACAGGAAGCGCGAAGCGTGGGCAGATCGACAGAACATAGAATTGTCTCAGCCAATCGACGATTCCCTGAAGGAAATGGAGGATTACTTTGAACGCCTCAAAGAAAGCGGTTCTGGATCTACTGTGGAATGAGCCGTATAAGATAGGGCATTGGGTAGGTTTTAAGGACCTTACCACTCTGCATAATGAGTGGCTGAGGTCTTTTCTTTATGCCGATCAAGATCAGACGCTCCTGGCACACCGTGGATCATACAAGACCACGGACCTTTCTCTGTTCTTTGCGCTGCACATCGTGATCGATCCAAACCGGAACGTCCTTTTCTTCCGGAAGACGGACGATGACGTGACCGAGGTGATCATCCAGACACAAAAGATTCTGAAATCCGGCTGCATGCGGCAGATTGTGAGAAGCCTGTACGGAATCGATCTGAAGGTGCTGAAGGAGAACAACTCGGAGATTCATACGAACCTATGTACATCGAGCAGGGGCGTTTCGCAGCTGGTTGGCCTGGGCATTGGCACAAGCGTGACCGGAAAGCATGCGGATATCGTCGTGACGGATGATATCGTGAACATCAAGGACCGGGTCAGCAAGGCAGAGAGGGAGAAGACGAAGACCCTGTACATGGAGCTCCAGAACGTCCGTAACCGCGGCGGCCGGTTCATCAACACCGGGACGCCCTGGCACAAAGAGGACGCAATCTCGATCATGCCCAATATCCGGCGGTACGACTGCTACTCTACCGGCCTGATTACTCGGGACAAGATAGAGGAGCTCCGGCGGTCCATGTCGGACAGCCTGTTCGCGGCCAACTACGAGCTGAAGCACATTGCAGACACAGACGCAATGTTCAAGAACCCGCAGTTCATCAAGGAAGAGGCCTTGATCCACGGCGGGATGGCTCACATCGACGCCGCCTACGATGGCGAAGATGGAACTGCCTACACGGCCATGAAGCAGCTGAAAGATGGCCGGATTATTGGCTTCGGGAAGCGGTGGCGCCGGCACGTGGATGACTGCCTGCCGGAGATCCAGGCGCTGCACAGACGGCTGCAGATCGGGTCCGTGTCCTGCGAGAAAAATGCGGACAAAGGATATCTTGCGAAGGAGCTTGCCGGGATGGGGTTCCGGGCAGAGGTGTACAGCGAAAGCATGAACAAGTACATCAAGATATCCACATTCCTACGGAAAAACTGGGGAAACATCTTCTGGCTGGAAGATACGGACCCTGAATATATCAATGAAATCTTAGATTACTCTGAGTTCGCTGACCACGATGACAGTCCAGACAGCGCCGCCAGCCTGCTCAGAAAGATGGAGAATAGAGCATACTACAACCCGGTGAAAGGAGGAATATAGATTGTTTCGTCTGAGCAATGATGAAGAATTGGATATTGAGACCCTGAGCAGCTTTATAAGCGAACATAGGGACTGGGTATCAAAAAGATACAAACCACTGATGGACGCTTACATGACGCGGTATCCGATATTTGATCTTCCGCCCAAGCCGGAATGGAAGCCGGACAAGCGGATCGCGGTGAACTTTGCAAAGTACATCGTGGACACCATGAACGGTTTCTTTATTGGGATTCCGATTAAGATTGACTGTGACGATCAAACCATCTCCGAGTATGTGGAGTTCCTGGATCAGTATAACGACCAGGATGACAACAATGCGGAGCTGTCGAAGATGTGCTCCATATATGGCAAGGGATATGAGATGTACTATGTGGATGACCTGGGAAATATCGGGATTACCTATCTTTCCCCGGAAGAGTCATTCATGATCTACGACGATTCGATTCTTGAAAGACCTCGGTACTTCTGCCGGATCTATGAGGACGCTGATGACACGGTGTATGTCAGCGTGTCTGACAGCCGGACCGTCCGCTATGCAAGCATGACAGGCGGCCTGCACTGGCTACCAGACGAGGAGAAGATCCACGGATTTGACGGGGTGCCGGCGACAGAGTACCGGGAAAATGAGGAAGAGATCGGGATCTTTGAGCCGGTCCTGACGATGATCAACGAGTACAATGAGGCGATCAGTGAGAAGGCCAATGATGTGGCTTACTTTGCAGACGCATACATGAAGGTTTTAGGAGCAAAACTTGAAGAAGACGATTTGACGCAGATTAGGGATAATCGGATTATTAATTTTCCGGGAACTATGGATAGTGGACAGCTTGAGGTTGACTTTCTGCAGAAGCCAGACGGAGATACATCTCAGGAGCACCTTCTCGATCGCCTACAGACACTCATCTTTCAGATCAGCATGGTTGCGAATATCTCGGACGAGAACTTTGGATCATCCTCCGGTATCGCTCTGAAATACAAGATCCAGGCAATGAGCAACCTGGCGCTGACCAAGCAGAGGAAGTTTACATCTGGCATGAACCGGAGGTACAAGATGATCTTCAGTAACCCGGTGTCCGGAATGAAAGTGGATGACTGGGTGAAATTGAACTACACGTTCACTCAGAATATGCCGGCGAACCTCCTGGAAGAATCCCAGATTGCCGGGAACCTGGCGGGAATCGTCAGCCAGCAGACGCAGCTTTCTGTTCTGTCATGTGTGGATAACGTGCAGCAGGAAATCGAGCAGATCCAGCAGGATGAGGAAGCCGGGATCACGGATGGGTTCCCGACAAATAGAACGGTAGAGGTGGAGGAAGATGTCTTACTGGACGGACAGGCAGGAACAGCTAAAGAAGACGGCGGAGAAGGACGAAGCGAAGCTTAAGAAGCGGCTGTCTGACTTCTACGACAAGGAGTTCAAGCGACTGGAGAAAGAAATCGCCGCATACTATCAGCAGTACGGCGAAGACAATGTCATATCCTACCGTACCCTGCTCCAGAGCCTGTCGGAAGAAGACCGGCGGCTCTTGATGGAGCGGATGGATGAGTTTGTGGCTAAGTATCCGCAGTATGCCAACCTCATGCCGGTCAGGGAGTCGATCTACAAGCTGGACAGGCTTCAGGGTCTTCAGTATTCTGTCTACATGACCGAGGCGGAGATCGCCGGGTATACAAATGAGCAGATGACGGGGTACCTCACGAAGCTTTCCCAGAAGGGCGTCAACTACGGTATGGAGACGTTGGGTTTTGGGAAGAACTTCTATTCGATCAACTCGGACGTGGTGAAACAGTTCGTAGACGTGCCCTGGTGCAATGGCGAGAACTTTTCTACCAGGATCTGGAACGACACCCAGAAGCTGGCACAATATCTCAACCAGGATCTGGCTCAGGGGTTCGCCAGAGGCGACAGCTATGACAAGCTGGTGCGGAATCTCCGGCAGAGGTTTGGCCGGGTGAACCGGAAGGACGCCTATCGGCTGGTATACACCGAGGGCACTTACGTCATGGCGGAGGCCACAATGCAGCCGTTCAAGGACAACTTCGAGAAGTACAGGCTCTCCCCGGTTTTGGACGGAAAGACGTGCCCGATTTGCCGAGGACTGAGAGAGCAGGTGTTTCTAATCTCCGAGCGGCAGCCTGGGGTCAACTTCCCACCGATCCACCCCTGGTGCCGGTGTTCCTGGGAGATCGTAGTGGATGACTGGGACGCTTGGATGGACGAGTATGTGGCGAAGCATTCCGGAGACAGAAAACAGGCGGAGAAGATTGCAACTCGTCTTACGGAAAATATCAGAGATGATGATTATCAGGAACGAATAAAGCAACGGCGAGTAGCATACAGGAACCGGAAGCAGAGCGGAGGTGTATCTTCAAGTACTCCGAATTTCTCATCTATGGGACGAGAAGAGCTCCTGGATTACGCTAAAGAGAATCTTAGAACCGATATTGGAGATCTGAAGGGCGTAAATATTGATTTTGCCAGAGATACTGTGAGAGTTCTTTCCAAATTTGAACAAAAGATGGGAGGAAGAACGATACCAGGCCTTAACGTAAGGTTTGGAGGGCTAAGCAAAAATGTATTTGCAAAATATGATGACAAAACCAATACTCTCTGGCTAAAGAAGAGCGGGAGCAAAGAGGCTTTTGAGAAAGCGCAGAGAGAATCATCGGATAAAGTGGAAAACTGATAAGGACTATTATTCTACGGAAACATATTCAGGAACAATTTGGCATGAATTAGGGCATGCAATCGATCTTGATACAAATCAGAGACTGTCTAAATTACTTTCTTCTAATCTTGAATTGGACGAGATGTCTGTAAAGGTCTCGGGATATGCAGGAACAACTGGCGGGGTAAGAGTGTCTAAACGATCAGAAGCTTGGGCTGAAAATTTTGCCGCCTACATGGATGACGGAACGAACAAGGAGAAAGTCCCAAAAGAAATATCGGACATGATAGAGGGATATTTCAAGGAATCCATTGCAAAGAGTTCTGATTCTGGTATAATAAAAAGAAAAAGAGGCACATTAAAGCTGGATTTGCAATTTTTTGCAGAGAAAGATATAAAAAAACAGCAGTCCGGATCTTTAAAGCGCGCAATCCGTAAATATCAGGCAATGATCGAAGAGCACGAAGCTAAGATTAAAAATCCTAAAGAGATATATCCTGAATGGGATACATATGATCCACGTTATCAGGATGGATTGAAGCGGCATTGGAATAAGGAGATCCGTAATTTCAAACAATCTATTCAGGATCGAGTAGATGAGTTGAAGGAAAGAGGTGATTACGATGAGTAAGATTAGTGAAGAATCATTAAAATACATCATAGCAAGATTGGTTGATAATGCAAACGAAGCTGTAGAAGAAAGCGAAAAAGATAAAAGCGATTTGTTTAATCAGGGCCGGCGCCTTGCTTACTATGAGATGTTGGACATCTTGAAAAGTGAATTAGATGTAAGGGAGGCAGACCTGAAAGAGTTGGGTTTAGATTTTGATGTGAATAAAATCGCATAATAAAACCAAGTACCACCAGTCAGAAAAGGCCGGTGGTTTTCTTATGCTCATTTTTGGGAGGGGAATATGAGAAAGCTGCTATTTTTCTACGCCTCATGGTGTGGCCCGTGCAAGGTCTACGACCGGGAGATCATAACCCCGCTGGAGGATCTGGTCGGTGCTGATCGGATCGAGCGTATAGACGCGTGGCAAGAGCCGCACAGAGCGGAGAAATATCATGTGGATAGACTGCCCACGGTGGTTCTTCTGGACGGCGACGCTGTCTACATGAACCGCACGGGGGCGATAAATGTCGAAGAGGTAGCCGGATGGCTGAAAGGAGGGGAATGAAATGGCAGTATCAACGATTAATATTCTGATCATCTGCGTAACCCTGATCGTCTTGGTGGCGATCTCAAACAAGAAGAAGTGAGAAGGCGGTGATCCATACATCTCCCACCGGCGGGGAACGACCGGGACGGAAAAGGAGTGGTGCTGATTGATTGTAGTAGGTGTCCGGAAGGACTGGATCACGGTTTCCGGCCATGCAGGATATGCAGAGGCCGGAAAGGATATAGTCTGTGCCGGCGTGACTGCGCTGGTGCAGGGGCTGATCAAGTCCATAGAGGATTTGACCAGCGATCAGATTCAATATGATATCGCGCCCGGAAGGGCTGATATACAATTCAAGGATCTGTCAGGAGCAGGGAAACTTCTGGTGGATTCTTTCTTTTTGGGGATTTGTCTCATTGCGGACGATTTCCCGGAACACATCAAACTCTTATAGCAACGGCACGGGCAGCGAACGTGACGGGGCGGAAAGGATAGAAGAAGATGAAAAAGAAATATTATTTGCAGATGTTCGCAGAAGGTGAAGGAGCTGGGGCCGCCGGGGAACCGGCAGGAACCGGGGCCGGCGCTTCCGCGGAAGGAGCAGGAGAAGGAACAACACAGACAAATGAGCCCTTGTCTTTTGACGACTTTTTGGCACAAGGCGGACAGGCCGAGTTCGACCGGCGGATCAACAAGGCTGTGCAGACAGCCGTAGCAAATGCGCAGAAGAAGTGGCAGACCTTGACGGACTCTAAGGTTTCCGAGGCTGAGAAGCTGGCACAGATGACAAGCGAGGAAAAAGAAAAATACCGTGCTGACAAAGCCGAGAGGGAGCTGGCAGACCTGAAGCGCCAGATCGCGCTTGGTGACATGGCCAAGACGGCTCGGAAGATGTTATCCGATGAGCAGATCACTCTCCCGGATGAGATCATCATGAACCTGGTTTCCGACGACGCGGAGAAGACCAAGGAGGCTGTTGAGGGCTTCACAAAGGCCTTCAAGGAAGCAGTGAATGCGGCTGTGAAGGAGGCCCTTCGTGGCAACCCGCCCAAGGCAGGAACTAGTGGAGCGAGGCCGATCACAAGGGAAGAAATCATGGCTGTCAAAGACAGGGCAGAGAGACAGAAGCTTATCGCGGAAAACCCGCAGCTTTTTGTTAGGAAGTAAGGAAAGGAGAACAAGAATGAATAGAAATGGAAAACTGGCGAGAAAGCTCCAGCTTTTCGCCGCAGAACCTAATGTAATTACCACACAGCAGATCACGGTGAACCCGAGAGAAGTCGACTTTGTCACTTCCTTCGGAAATGACCTGAAAGCATTGACGGATGTCCTTGGTATCGCAGAGCCGATCCGGAAGGCGAATGGTACACAGTTGGTCGGCAAGAAAGTCACAGGGACACTGGAAAGCGGGGAAGTACCGGAAGGGGAAGAGATCCCATTCTCCCAGTTCTCCGTGGCTCCTGTGTCCTATGACACGATCAGCGTAAGGAAGTATGCGAAGGCACTGACACTGGAAACAGTTATTGAAAACGGCGTGGAAACGTCTGTGGGAATGACGGACGAAGAATTTAAACAGCAGTTGATCGATGTGATCCTTGCAGATATGTACAACGCACTGCTGGCCGGTACGCTGACGGCAGAAGAAAGCACCTTCCAGATGGCAGTCTCTATGGCTGTAGGAAGGGTAAAAGACAAGTTTAAGAAAATGCATAAGGCGGCCACTGGCGTTGCAGTGTTCGCAAATACGCTGGACGTGTACAGCTATCTCGGTGGCGCTCAGATCACTGTCCAGACTGCTTTTGGCATGGACTACGTGGAGAAGTTCCTCGGTGCGGACATCGTGTTCTTCTCCTCTGAGGTTCCGCAGGGCCGCGTGATCGCTACGCCTGTGAACAACATGAAGGTGTACTACGTGGATCCGGGAGACAGTGAGTTCGCACAGATCGGACTGGCATATACCGCTGACCCTGAAGTACCGTACATTGGATTCCACACGGAAGGCAACTACCGTAGAGCACAGTCTGAGGACTATGCGATCATGGGTATCAAGATCTTCTTCGAGTACGTGGACGCTGTAGCGGTGATTACCGTCGCAGATTCACCGGAGCTTAAGACTATTACGGTTACACCGTCCGCAGGAACCGCAACAGGTACAACAAAAGCAACAGTTTCTGGAAATACTGGAACCAACCTGAAGTATAAGCTTGGATCCGCAGCTACGCCGGTAGAATACGGCCAGAACGTAAGAACATGGTCGAACTTCACGGCGAATGCTGATATCCCAGCGACAGCAGGCCAGACGCTGACAGTTGTGGAGTATGACGAGTACTACAAGGCAACCGGATCCGGATCCGCAGCGGTAGTTGTTAACGACGGAGAGTAGAAAGGAGGGGCGGCTCATGGATGAGTTATTGCAGCGGCTCTTGATCAGGCTGCCTGACACGCAGCTCACGAATGAGCAGCTCACGGAATATCTGCAAACGATGAGTGATCGCCTTTGCTTACGGCTGAGGGTGGAAACGCTCCCGGCTCTCTTCGCGTCGATCTGCGTGGACGCAACGGTGAAGATGGTTCGCCGGACGTACTACGAGGGGATATCATCGGAGGGCGTGGCGAATATTTCGACGTCCTTCGTGGACGACATCCTGGCAGAGTACGCGGGGGAGATTGGAGACTGGAAGAGTGCCCAGGCTGACGCGGGGAACAGCAAGAAGGTGGTGACGTTCTTATGATCTGGAAGGAATGCCTGTTGCAGAAGAAGACCGGCCAGACCGAGGACGGACTTGGAAACCTGGTCGGCGGGGAATGGACCACGGTCCGGGAAACATACTGCCGGGCTACTCCCTGGACGGATCAGCAGATCCTGGTTGATACCAGGGGCGTAACGAAAAACGAGCAGAGATTCGCCATCCCGATCCCTTTTGAATCATTCCCGGAATGCACTCATTCCGTGATCGACGGGGTCCGGCAGAAGATCAAAGAGACTATTGACCTGACGCCCAGGTACACGGTCATCCAAGTGGAGGTGTACAAGAAATGAGCGGGTTCAGGATGTCAATAGAAGGTCTTCCGGCTTTGGAGTCTGAGCTTCGACGGTTAAGCGACGTCCGGTTTGACGCTGTCGTCCAAAAGCAGGTCGTGCAGATGTTGAACCGGGCAAGGGCGCCGGGAGGTACGCCGGTTGACACTGGAGAACTCCGGTTGTCGCTTGGATCGTCCGGGGACGAAGTCGGGTATACAAAAGAGTACGCCCCGCACGTTGAATATGGCCATCGAACTGTCAACGGCGGATATGTTCCTGGGCAGTATTTCCTTCGGGACAATCTGGAGGCGCAGCGCCCGATCTACCGGGAAGACCTTCTCAAGGCGATCAAAAAGGAGAAAGGATAATGGCTTATCAGAAGCTTTCGCCGACCGACCTCATTGCGGCGGTGCAGAAAAAAGTAAAAGAACGGACCGACCTACAGTGCTACGATCATGTGCCGCTGAATCAGGCCGATCCTTTTTATCATGCTGAGCTGGTGCAGATCCGGCCGGCGAACTCAAAGACAATGTTCCGGGACATCTATACGGTGTATATCCATTGCATAGCGGAGGAAAGCCCTTCTTCCGTCGGGGTGTACAGCATGATTGAGAAGCTCCAGGAGGCCATGACAGAGGATATTTCCCTGCCAGAGCCCTTCGAGCTGGTCATGCAGACCGACATGGGCGTGCAGACGATCAAAACAGATGAATCGGGCGAGAAACATGCCGTGGTAGGCTACGAGATCATGGTCTGCTACGGGTTCATGTGCAAGATATAAGAAGGAGGTAAAAACGTGAAGAATTTAGATTTCAGAAGGCTGCAGCTGTTCGCATTCGACACGAACGCCTACTGTGATTTCACATCCACGGCGGCGAAAGCCATTGCAGGGAAGGACATCCTGCTCTGTATCTGGAGTATTGACGGATCACAGCTGTTGGCGATCAGCGGACAGCAGGGCCTGACGATCAATCGGTCTGCGGATACGATTGAGATTAATTCAAAGGATACACAGGGCGGATGGAAGTCCTACCTGGCAGGGATGAAAGAATGGTCTATTGACAATGATGGACTTTTCGTACCTAATGACCAGAGCCATCAGGTACTTTCCCAGGCGTTTAACAACGGCGATCCGGTATGCGTTAAAGTCGTTGACGGGAAGCGCAAGGTCGGTATGTTTGGCGGCCTTGCGGTCGTGACAGATTACCCGATCGAGGCGCCCTACGATGACGCCGTGACATATTCCATCACGCTGTCCGGCATGGGTGAGCTTGTTGACCTGTCTCTTGATCCGGTGTCCCCGGATACTATGCCGGATGGGACCGCAGCGCTGGAACCCCTTACGGTGGTTTCCGTGGCCGGATCTTCTGCCGGAGAATCCAACATCTATGTCAACCCGGCCAAAGAAGGATCTGATCTGTACGCATACAAGACCGGTGCCGCCCCACTGGCTTATCCGGCTTACGGGGAGGTGGTCAGCCAGACATCCTGGGACGGATCCAGCGCTATTTCCGGACTGACTGCGGGGAACCAGATTATGATCATTGAGACTGACGCAGACGGAAAGGCTCTGAAAGCAGGAGTTGCGACGATCACCGTTGGCGGAAACTAAGGAGGGATATCATGTTCCAGTTTGATGGAAAAGAATACGAACTGAAGTTCAACATTGAGCGGCTTAAGTTGGTTGAAAACTACTTGAAGCTGCCTACCGTTGCCGACATCGTGCAGACGAACGGGGCGCTTTCCCTGACCGCAATCGAGACCTATTTCGGGTACTGCCTGAAAGAGGCCGGTAGCGACACCTTTCTCCCGCGGCAGAAAGGTCAGGAGATTGCCGATAAGCTCATGGAAAAAGAAGGGTATCTTAAGGTTAACAATATGTTGATCGAGAAAATGTCTGAGGACATGCCTTTTTTATTCCAGGGCGCCTGATCGAGTATCAATACTTCCAGGCAAAAGAAAAGGATGAAGCGTATGAGAAAATGGCGAAGCCTTACAAGGATGTAATGGACTTCGCTTTTTTTGCTGTCAATTTTCATTATTCGAAAGCCGACTATATGGCTCTCACGCCCACGGAAAAGGCGTTCATTTACAAGGCGTGGGAAGACAAGACGGTTTCGGACACAACCCTGATCCGTGACGCTGTCCTTAACGCGGTCAGCAATGCACTGCGGAAAAAGAATGCCCGGTTCCGGAAGCTATGGAAGAAGGCAAATGCTCCGAGCGACAAGGAAAGGGCGTTGGGTGATATCAAAATAGCAGAAGAGGTGGAGCAGAAAGAGGGGAAAGGCTGGATCGACAAGATCCTGCGCGCAAACGGATTCAAGAAGAAAGCGAAAGGGGGAGATGTAAATGCCTGATTATACACTGTCGGCGAAGGTCACTGGTGACTCTTCGAGCTATCAGAGGGCAATGGAAGAGGCCGATAATTCTACGAAGCAATTCCAGGCAAACACGTCTTCCCTTGGATCCAAGCTGGCAGGAACGCTTAAAACCGGTCTGTCCGTTGCCGTAAGCGCTATCGCTGGCGTTGCTACTGCAATGGGCGCCGGTGCTGTCGTTGGTCTGAAATATAACGCCACGATCGAGCAATACGAGACCAGCTTTGAGACGATGACAGGATCCGCAGAGAAGGCGGCCGAGGTCGTGGAGCGGCTCCAAAAGCTTGGGGCGGAAACACCTTTCGAAATGCCGCAACTGGCCGACGTCACGCAGCTTTTAATGAATTACGGCTTTACCGCGGACGAGGCGATTGACCGCATGAAAATGCTGGGAGATATCTCGCAGGGATCCGCGGACAAGATGAGCCGTATAGCGACGGCCTACGGGCAGATGAGCTCTGCCGGAAAGGTGCAGCTGGAAGACGTTAAGCAGATGATCGAGGCTGGGTTCAACCCGCTTCAGGAGATCTCGGAAAGCACTGGCGAGTCTATGTCATCCCTGTATGACCGGATCAGCGCCGGAACGCTTTCTGTTGATGAAATTACGGCATCTATGCAGCGTGCCACGTCCGAGGGCGGCAAGTATTTCCAGTCGATGGAAAAGCAGAGCCAGACCGTGTCTGGAATGATCTCCACGCTCAAAGATAACGCGCAGCAGCTTCTCGGAGAGGTCGTGCAGCCACTGACGGAGGGAGTTGCGACGAAACTGCTTCCAGCTGCAATAAGCGCGATCGATCAGCTGACAGTTGCCTTCCAAACGGGCGGAACAACGGGGCTGATCGCAGCCGGGTCAAAAATACTGACCGACATCGTTCTTGGGATCGCACAGGCGCTCCCGGGCCTGATAATGACATCGGTGCAGATCATACAGTCGCTCGTCACGAACCTATCGGCCAACATGCCGCAGCTGGTTTCGGCTGGAGGACAAATACTTCTCAGCCTGGCACAGGGGATCGTTTCCATGCTCCCATCCCTGGGAGAGCTTGCACTGAGCCTTGTGACAAATATTGCTCAGGGCGTGTCCGCGAATGCGCCGCAGATGGTGCCTAAAGGCGTTGACGTTGTGATGAAACTGGTCAATGGGCTGGTTTCGAATCTGCCGCAGCTGGTTTCAGCTGGCCTCGACATGATTGTTTCGCTGGCGAAAGGGATCGGAAACTCAATTCCGCAGATCGTTCAGCAGGCACCGGCTATTATCGGACGCCTGACGGCGACACTGATCTCCCTGCTACCGCAGATCATTTCTGCCGGCGTGCAGATCGTCGCTTCGCTGGCGAGCGGGATCATCAAGTCGATTCCAAAGATCCCATCAGCGATCCGGAACCTTATTTCTCAGGCGAAGGCCGCTTTTTCAAATGTGGATTGGGGATCGATTGGACGGAACATTATCAGCGGTGTTGCAAGAGGAATCACCGGCGCAGCCGGATCTATCGTGAGCGCTGCAAAAAAGGCGGCTCAGAATGCGCTGGATTCTGCAAAGAGCTTCCTTGGGATTCATTCCCCGTCTACAGTGTTCCGGGATGAGGTCGGGAAAAACATGGCGCTTGGTATGGGCGTTGGGTTTGAAGACAATATCCCAATCAGAAACATCAAACAAGGTCTTGATCTCGAGGTTTCCAGCCTTTCCATGGCTGCACCCGGGATTGGATCAAATGTTGATGTAACGTCTCTGGCGTCGTATGGATCAACGCAAACATATTCAGACAGCCTCATGGGTCTTGGCGAATATATCGTTGCTGCAATGATCGAATATGGAGACCGGCAGGGAGAAGCGATCGAAAGAGGTATCAGCAAGATGGGCGTATACTTCGACAGCCGTCAGGTTGGCCGAGTGATCGATAAGATGGGATACGTAAGAGCATAAGGGGGTAGTTGGATGGATTTCTATTACGTGAATAACCGCGGAGAGCGAATCGACTTGTCGGACTACCCTTACATCTTCCAGGAGGGGAATCTGCTGGACTGGGTGTATTCGTATAGTACGGACAGCCTAGCCACCCGGGATGTGACATACGGCTATAAGATAGCCGCAAAGACCATCCCGGTGAAGGTCGCCGTTTTGTGCGACTATACGATCCCACTGGAGGAGCGGAAAGAGCAGTGGAAGGAAGCGGTGGATCATCTGGCCGATGTTGTACAGGCCGACGTGATCGACGGGAAGGACGGGCGCCTGTACACGGACACAGGGTTCTACCTGTCCTGCAAGATCATCGGGTCTGAGAAGACAGACTGGCGGATGGGGCTGCCGATCATGTTCAATACCCTGACCGTCTTGGCTGACAAGCCCGTCTGGATCCGGGAAGAGACAAAAGAGTTTTTCTCGCAGTCAGAGGTGCCGGCGCCGGAGAATGGTTTTTTGGATTATGAATATGATTACGAATATGACTACACGGCACAAAAAATCGGTATATCAGACTGGTATATTGATCACTATCAGGCAAACGAATTCAAGATGACCATCTTCGGGCCGTGCGTGAATCCGCGGATCCTGATCAACGGGTATCCTTATGAGGTCTTTGACACGCTGGAAGCCGGAGAGTATATCGTGGTTGACAGCCAGGAGAATTCGGTCACAAAACATCTCGCAAACGGGACGGTGCAGAATGTGTATGACCTCCGGGCAAAAGACCAGAGCATTTTTGAGCCGATCCCATCCGGGTATCTGAATATTGCTTGGAGTGGGGCATTCGGCTTCGAGGTCACGCTCTACATCGAAAGGGGTGAGCCGCGGTGGAAGACGAAAAGCAGCTGATCTTGGCAAAAGACACGCTGAACGATATCGGCCCGATCATGGGATCATACATTGATATCTCGATCGGGAAGGAGAATACCTTCCTGGTCAAGGTTTCCAGGCAAAAATGGCGGCCGGAAATGACGTTCGGGAATGTGATCTACATCAAGAACACGGAGTACGGCGGGATCATCGGCGAGGTTGACTCTGACACATCTGCGGACGAGATATCGCTGCAGGGGTACACCTGGCGGGGGCTGCTGGGCAAGAAGATCATCCAGCCACCTTCTGGCCAGGACTACAGGAAGGTATCCGGGGAGCTGAACCAGGTGATCGGAACACTGATATCCGGCCAGTTTGGGGAGTATTTCTCGGTCTCGCAGGAGAACACTGGCGTGACGGTGATTAACTATCAGTTTGACCGATACTGTACCCTTCTTGCCGGCATTATCAAAATGCTGAAGAGCGTAGGGTACCGTCTGCAGATCAAATATATTCAGCAGGAAGAAGGACAGCCTGCTTATATCGAGCTGGCGGCCGTCCCGATCGAAGATCTGTCGCAACAGATCGAGCTCTCTCAGGACAGCCGGCTGAATTTCACATTCAAGAACGTGAAAAACGGAGTCAACCACTTGGTGTGTCTGGGCAAGGGTGAGCTCCAGGATCGCCAGGTGATCAACCTGTATGTCCAGGAAAACGGGAGTATTGGAACAACACAATATTATACCGGTCTCCAGGAGATTGCAGCAACTTACGAGGATACCTCGTCTGATTCTGCAGAACTAAAGGAAAAAGGCACGGAAAAGCTACAGGAGCTGATGAATCACACCGAGTTTTCGATGGATGTGGCCAGCCTGGACATTGACGTGGAGATCGGGGACATCGTCGGCGGTCGAGACTACATAACCGGTATGTATGCCGCAAAACCGGTGGAGAAGAAGATCTATCACGTCGAGGACGGCATTGAGTCTATTGAATATGAACTGGAAGGAGAGGATGAATAATGGAATTAGTAACTGGCCGGAAAGGTGTCGCGCACATAACAAGCCAGCAGGACCGCATGAAGCACCAGGGAACCTGGGGAGACGGAGCTTACATCCTGAAGACCGGTCAAATGCTGGAACCGCAGGTGCAGTCGTCCAACGAAATCCGGATCCGGGACGGTGCCCTGATGGTCCAGGGCGCGTTGGGTTGCGTAAAGGTCAATACTTATGACCCTGTGACGATCCAGAACGGCACGCAGGGTATGAAGCGGATCGACCTGATCTGCTGGCAGTACACTTATGACGCCGAGCAGGATGTAGAGTCTGCGGAATGGGTGGTCATTCAGGGCACCCCGGCGGAGTCTGACCCGCAGCAGCCGGCGTACACGGACGGGGATATCCAGCAGGGGGACAGCCCCGTGCAGGTGCCTGTTTTCGCGGTCGAGCTGGATGGAATCAACGTCACGGGCGTCACCACGCTGCTCCCGATAGCGCCGACGCTTGAAGAGCTAAATAGCAAATTGGACGAAAAGATTATTGTCCAAAGATATTCAAACAGAATTAATGTATCAAACGGGCAAAACTCATACACTGCTATCAATGTAAATATCCCTGATGGATATACAATAATAGGTATATTTACATACGCAATTCACGCGACAACATTGTGCGGTGGAGGAGCGTACGACAGCAATAATAACCGGATTGTTATACCGTTTTCTGCACATGATTCTATATCTCCGGAAACGTTTTATGTGGATTTGACATTAATGGTGGAGTAATTATTTCCATCGGCCAATAGCCATCCATAACCGTTTCCTTCCTCTGGCAATTGCTATTTAGTTCTATAAATTTTTTGAAAAATGAAAGGAGTGATCATTATGAAAATTATTTTTAACGACGCCACCGAGCTGACCGTCCAGCAGGTGCGACCCTACGGGGATCATCTGCAAGTGCTGGTTGTCGGCACTACGCCGGCACAGCTGAGGGTCCTCTTCAGCGATCCAGATCGGACGCGATCCATGAAGGTAGAGGAGCGCGGACAGGTTGTGGCAACATATGAAGGATACACTACATTTTATCGGACAGAGGAATATACCGGGCAGATTTACGGCGTGGATGTGTACAAACCAGATCAGGTCCCGGAGGTGCAGGCCGAGAAGGCCCAGGCCGCCGTCCTGGTTGCACAGATCCAGGCCCAGGAGTTAACGGATGACCAGGCGCTGACAGTCAAGACTATCTACCCGGCCTATGATCCCGAAGGCATACAGTACGCAAAAGACTACAAAGTAACCTATAACGGTGAGCTGTATAAGTGTCTACAGGCCCATACATCACAGGCAGACTGGACACCGGATAACGCTCCGTCCCTGTGGGCGAAGGTGCTGGCAGGTCAGGAAGGAACCGGAATAGGAGAATGGGAGCAGCCTGACAGCACTAACCCATATATGGCTGGAGATCGGGTGAAGCATAACGGCAAAACCTGGGAGTCCCTGGTAGACAACAATGTGTGGGAGCCCGGCGCGCAGGGCACAGAAGCCCTGTGGAAGGTTGTGGAAGAGTAAGAACGGAGGGTAGCATATGGCAGCAGAGATCAAAAATGTGAAAGCGGAGAAAACCACTGTGACAGCTGGTGAGACTATCCGCATATCCTACGAAGTTTGGTATGATGTGGACTATCCATATGACTACCCCTATGACTATCCAATATCATCAGAAAGGAAGTAGAAC